CTAATAGAACAAGGCGGATTAGATCCAGAACTATTGCCATTTGGATTTACTGGTCCTACAAGATTTAAAACATTCACTTTAAATAGCGATGTTTTACCATCTTCTTGTATGTTGACTGTAGGAGATGCTCTTCCACACAATATTGACAATTTCGTTAATACAGATGGCTTAGACCTAACAGCTTCACTAGAATTCCCCAAATTACCAATGGTTAGCGATAGCGTAGAAGCTGGGGCATTAGACTTTAAACAAGCTTACTTTGGCATTATGCCTACAGTAGGTGGAACAGATAAATTAAACGAAGACGTAATAGACTTATTGAGAATAAAGCCAGATGGAGTATCTTCTCATGAAGAATCTGCTAAAGCAGATTACAGTTTCGTATTTAGTTTGGATGACGTGGTAATAGCAGACGATAATGGTAGTAGTACTTGGACAGAAGGTTCAAGAAAGGCTGGCAATTCTCATACTGCAAAAGAACTTAATTATGAAAAAATTCTTGATTTCGGACATGACAGATTTACAATGCCTTTATTTGGAGGTTTCGATGGTTTAGATATAAAAGAAAGAGAACCATTTAGAAATGAAGGCATGGAAGGTCATACAAGAAAAACAAATTATGCTCTCAATTCAGTATTAAGAGCAATGGAAAGCGTAAAAGATCCTGAAGTTCTTGAAATGAATCTGTTGACGGTTCCAGGGATTACTAATAAAGTTGTTACAAAGTTTGCTATTGATCTTTGTGAACAAAGAGCTGATTCACTTGCTATTATTGATTTAGATGGAGGATATAAACCATCCACTGAAAATAATAAATCTGAGAGTGCAAGATTATCAGAAGGTAGCTTATCTAATGTATTAACAGATGTAAAAGGAAGAAACTTAAATACAAGTTTTGGCTGTTCTTACTATCCATGGGTCAAAGTACTTGACAGTGAAAGTGGACAACCTTTGTGGATGCCACCTTCGGTAGTAGCACTAGGAACCATGGCTTCCAGTCAAGAAAATAGCGAAGTTTGGTTTGCTCCAGCAGGCTTTAATCGTGGAGGTCTTTCATTGGGTTCATCTGGTTTAGATGTTGTTGGCGTAAGAGAAAAGCTTACTTCTAAAGAAAGAGACTCTTTATATGAACTAAGTGTAAATCCTATTGCTTCATTCCCAAGCGAAGGAATTGTTATCTTCGGACAAAAGACTCTACAATCAGTTCCTTCAGCTCTTGATAGAATCAATGTAAGAAGATTAGTTCTATTCATCAAGAAAGAAATCAGTAGAATTGCAGCAGATCTACTATTCGAACCTAATGTTCAAGCAACTTGGGATCGTTTCAAAGGCAGAGCAGAACCTTTACTAGAAGGTGTACGTTCAGGTTTCGGTATTAGCGAATATAAATTGGTTCTTGACGAAACCACTACAACACCAGAAGAAATCGATAGAAATATGATGTATGCTAAATTGTTTATCAAGCCAGTATACGCAATTGAATTTATTGGTGTTGATTTTATTATTACTAATACAGGAGCTTCATTCGAAGATCTATAAAAAAAATAAGGACACTACTTAATAATAAGTTAAGTATTTATAGGAGAATTTTAACATGGCATTTTGGACTGATTCTAGTTTTGAACCTAAAAGAGTATTTAGATGGAAAATGAGTTTCGTATATGGAGGAGAAGCTTCTGCTATAGAACCATTTTACCTCAAAAAAGTTACAAAACCTAAAATGACTATGTCTCAAGGAGAGCATAAATTTCTAGATAGAAATTTTAAATTTCCAGGCCATGTTAACTGGGAAGATGTAACTGCAACTTTTGTCGATGATACTTCAAACAGTGTCCTTAAAAGATTGGTTGGAGCTTTTAGTGTTTCTAATTATTTAGATATTGTAGGTTCACCTTTAGATCCTAACAAAAAACTAAAAACAATTTCAAAAGGTAAAATGATAGGAACATTAACTCCAAATAATGGTCTACCACCAGTTTCTGGTCCTGCTTCAGTACTATTGCATCAAATAAATGCTGAAGATACGATAGTTGAAACATGGAAATTGAACAACCCTTTCATTAAAGAGCTTACCCCAGGAGGGGAATTGAGTTATGATGGTGAAGATTTAGTCGAATACAGTATTGTTTTGGCTTATGATTGGGCTGAAGTAGAGGGACTAAACATACCTTCTAGACCAAATAGAGAATAAAGCAAAAAAAGAACTATTTATTTATATGTTCTGGACAGAAGCAAAATTCGAACCTAAAAGAGATTTTAGATGGGAAGTAAAGATAGAATCTTCTTCCCCTTGGTTTAAAAAAAATACTAATAAATTAGATTCATTTTTTGCTAAAAGTGTTTCTAAGCCAAGCTTCTCAATAGAAAAAAAACAGTATAATCTAATAAATAGAAAAATAAACATACCAGCAAATCCAGTTTGGAATGATATAGAAATCACTTTTATAGATAATAACGAAAATAAAGTATTTGATTTTATAATGACTTATTTTTATAATATGAATGTGAAATATGACAGTACGAATAATACAGGACTAAGGTATATTGGTACTACAGAAAAAACAAAAGATTTTATTTTTAAAATAAAACAATTTAATTCTGAACACGAGGTTCTAGAGTCTTGGAATCTAGTAAATCCTGTAGTTCTCAACTATTCTCACTCCAATTTAAATTACGAAAGCGATACTCTAAGTGAGTACGTCCTAACTGTTGCTTATGATTGGGCTTCTATAGATGACAGAGATATTTTTCAAGAGAAAATTAACACTCTTTATCAAGGCAATCCTGTAGCTAGCACCTTACCAAAGGTTTACTCATTAGACGAATCTATTACAATAGAATAACAATTTTATTAACAGTTTCTATTGTTTTTGTTAAAATAAAAAATAAGAAAAGAGGTTAAAATGAGAGATAATGAAGAACGTCTTGAAAGCGTGGCACTTCAAGATGAAAGCACTGTAGTTGACAGCCAAAATAATGCTTTATCTTTTGTAAGTCCAACTGAGCTGGTATATCTACCATCACAAGGCAAAATGTATTCAGAAGAGCATCCATTGCACAACAAAGATACAATTGAACTTAAATTTATGACTGCAAAAGAAGAAGATATTCTTACTAACAAGTCCCTTATAAAAAAAGGAATAGTTATTGATAGAATGCTTCAAAGTATCATAGTAGATAAAAACATAAAAATTGAAGATTTGCTAATTGGCGACAAGAATGCTATTACTGTAGCTGCTAGAATTTCTGGTTATGGACAAGAATACAGTGTATCTGTCGATTGTCCATCTTGTAGTGAAAAGTCTGTATTGACATTCGATCTTGCAGAAGAAACAATTACAAAAAAAAGCATAATGGTAGAAGAAAAAAATATTACGGAAGTTGGACATGGTTTATTTTCTATAAAATTACCAAAAAGCAAAATTGATGTTGTCTTTAGACTATTAAACGGTAAAGATGAAGCAGAAATAACAAAAAACTTTATTTCTAATAAGTCTATGGAGAGCGAATCTAATTCTACCACTCAATTAAAAAGAATTGTAGTTTCTGCAAATGGTGTTACCAATAAAGCAGAAATTTCAAAGTTTGTTGATAACATGCCTGCAATAGATGCAAGGTTTTTAAGAAAAACTTTAATAGAGCTATCTCCTGATATAGAAATGAAAAAGGAGTTTTCATGTTCCTCTTGTGGACACGAAGAGGAGGTGGAGATACCGTTTACGGTCGAATTTTTTTGGCCTAAATGATGAGTATTCTAGAAATATTTACGAACAATTTTTCTTATTAAAATATTATGGTGGATGGAGTTTTATAGAAGTTTACAATTTACCAATAAAATTAAGAGAATGGTTCTTGAAAAGATTGCTTGAACAAAAAAAGCAAGAAAATGAAAAAATAAAAGAATCTCAAAACAGCTAATAAGGGGCATATGCCCCTTATTTTTTATTTTAAACTAATTAGTTTTGATATACTTGCGAGGTTTTTTTAATGGCGACAGAAGAACAAAAATTAGAAGAATTAATTGAGAAATTAAAACAATTAAAATCTTTGGGTATCTCTGTCAACGTAGATTCAGAGCAGATAACAAATGCCGATGCTGCAATGAAAGAATTACAAAAAGCCCAAATTGAAATAAATAGAAGCACAACTATTACAAATTTAGAGTATGAAAGAGCTGATCGACTTATAAAAAATTCAATATCTTCTTTGGAACAAATGAAGGATGTAGATCAGAAAATACTTATAAATTTAATAGAACAAAACAAAGAAAGAGAAGAGGCTGAAAAAAAAGAAAAGTCTAGACTACAAACGTTACAAAAAGTCCTTAAAGTAGTTATAGAACAAAATAGACAATTTGATATCGCAGCTTCTAGCTTAAACAAGGTTACTGCAACAACAGGAGAATTTAATGATGCTTTGCTCGATGTATCTATTCAGTCAAGAATAGTTGGAGCTACTTCTGCTGACGTTTCAAAAAACTTGGGAGTTCTGTTTAACAGTTTTAGCAATTTTTCTAGAATTTCCAAAGAACAGCAAACAAATTTAACTAATTTCGCAACTACTTTAGATAAAGTTGGTATAAATATAGATACGTTTTCTATGTTATTAGATGTAGGAACGAAATCTATAGGAATGTCTATTCCTGAAGTACAGCAATTTACAAAAGAACTTGTTTCTTTCGGACAAAAAGCAGGTATTTCAATTCAAAGATTAAATAAAGATTTAACCTCTGTTGGTTCTAAACTTTTAGCCGTATTTGGAAAAAATAGTGGACAAAGAATTTTCAAAGAAATGTCCCTAGCTTCTAAAAATTTAGGAACTTCTATGGAATCATTATTTGATATTGTTGAAGGATATACAACTTTCTCTGGAGCTGCTGATGCAGCAGCTAGATTAAACACATTGCTTGGGGGAAATGTTATTAATTCTCTTGACTTGATGAATGCTAGTTTAAATAATCCAACAGATGCTTTAAGAATGTTAAAACAAGCTGTCGATGAT